TCAACAAGATTGACTTCCACGACGTCATCCAATTTCATATTTAAACCTCCGATATACTTGATGTCTAAAGCATACTAAGATATCGGAGGTTTATGAAGAACGCTTATTTAATGACCGCTTACGGACAACAATTGGACAACGACTTCAAGATTTTTAACTCTTTCTAGTTACAACTGCAAAGAAAAAAGCCCGTCAAACGGGCTTTTAACACATTTAAAAATTACTTATAATACCGGTGATCGGGGTTATCATTGCTATAATACCGCCGCTTTTGACGACCGATTGCAACATCATTGCAACAACCGTTTCAATTGCAACAACAGCGCTTTTGACCGATTCTCAAAAAGAATTTTTATGCAATATTTTGAATACAAGGCTCTGTCAAAATGCAGAGCCTTTATTTTTTTTGCACAAAAAATATCCCCCGTTCGGCACGGGGGATTACGAAGCTGTTGTATGTTAATTATAGCATCATTTTCGTACACTTTCGCACATTTGCGTACATAATTACGTACATCAGTAGCTTAACCGTTGACCTGCATAGATCCAGTTAATGTTGCCGATGCGGTTACGTGTGGCCAATGAGCTTACCGATACGCCAAGCCGGCTAGCAATGCCACTCAAAGTGTCCCCACGTCTGACAGTGTAGGCTCGTTGAGCATATCCATTCACAGTTACCTTTAGCCGTTGCCCTGGATAGATCCAATTAGGATTGCTCAAACCGTTCAACTCTTGTAACCTTTGCCAAGTTGTACCATAGCGGCTAGCAATTCCACCTAAAGTGTCGCCAGATTTTACTACATAATAGCTAGCGCCAATGATTGGGTTGCTATTATTAGTTACGCTAATAATTTCTACACCGCTAACATTTATCCAGGACATGATGCCGGCTAACAGCACCTTGTTACCCGATACTTGTTGCACCTTGTAAGTATTACTTTGTACCCAGCTTGGCATACCAACACCATTGGCCCAATATTTTACACCAAACTTAACACGAACAGTATTGCCTACTTGAATAGCGCTCTTAGGAGTATTATCAGCTTTTTGGCCTTGCTCAATTGCTTTCGTTTCACTCTTAGGATGTTCCTTCTTATACCCATTCAAAGTAATACCTAGCAAGTCAACATTGTAATCATATCCACCAGCAATCGCAGTAGAAGTGAATTGCCACATGTTAATCCCGGGCATGGATGGGAAGTAGTTATAATCGGGTCTAGTCATTACAGAGTAGTCGCGATATGCTGCTATCCATAAGCAGTTAGGGAATTCAGCTGTAATCCGTTGACGATTTAAGTGAGATAAGATATAAGGCTTGTATGAGTAAAGCACTGGAGTATAACCAGCTTCTTTTACTCTACGTAACCCATACAACACGTTATCTGTGTTAGCTTCCCTATCAGCGCTAGCACCACTTTCATAGTCTAGCGCAACAATACTTTTTTTTGGTGTTTGTACTTTAGGCAAGTAGTAATCAAGCATTTGTTTGGTTTGAACTTGGTTAGAACCCGTTTCCATATAGATATATGTGTGCATCCGCAACCCCATCGCAATCCCACTTGCTACTTGTGATTGATAGGTCGTTTGTGGAATAAATGTTCCATTATAGTAACCTCCAATTTGAGAAATAGCAAAGCTATCTTCAGGCGTTACTTTTTTAAGAGTGTTACCTTGATACCTAGAACTATCAACCCCATAATATCTAGCAGCGTTCACACTTATTGGCATTAAAAAAAGCCCAACCAGAATGGTTAGACTTAAGAGCAACTTTCTATTTAGATTTCTCATTATTTACCTCCTCATCTTGGTGCTGAGACGCGAGTTCTAAGGCTTTGTTCGCGATCTTGTCAATAGACTTGACTGTTTCCGTGTCAACAGTAACTCCATCAACCAAACCTAAAATACCACCGATCGTCAACAGCGTGTTTACAAGGTCCATGATTTGACCAACATCGCCTGTAAACTTAAGATTGAAAATCGCGCACAGCTGTTGCACCAGGACAATCAACAGCAATACCAAAGAGGTAATAGTTTTGCGATTCAGCTTGCCATCCTTATCTAAAAATGCCTTTCTCATTTATCATCATCTCCTTTCTCAAACAACGTCTTAATTCGTTCATGGTGTCTATCTAGTCTTCTATCATGTTCATCAACTCGTTTTTCCAAGCGTTCAAAAGCTGATTGTTGTTGTTTGAAATTCGCATTAAGCTGCTCGATATTTTTAGTTAGATTTCTTATCTGCTCCCCAAACGGTTGCAATGCAGAGCTAACGTTTCGATTAAAAATTTTGGCTCCGTGATTAACCAACCACAGCACAAATCCACCAACAATTGACATCACACCAAGAAATGATGCTATCTCCGCCCAGGAATATCCTAATAATGTATGCAACATTTAATCACTCCTTTTTCCTACCCACCCACCCCGCAGCTATAGTTATTATTCTGTTTCAGTTTCTGAGTAAACCTGGTCCTGAACTGTATAAACATACTCACGAAATGCGTTTGCATCATCTCTTACAGCTTTGGAATTTTTGCGATAAAGATCAACGTTAGCAATTGTTGTAACGATATCTTGACTCAACGCATCATTAGATGATACTTGCGCCGAAAAACGTGCCACCAATTCATCTCCTATTCTTGATTCTCCAGAAAGGTTGACTGTTTTTTGTTTCGTAAGTGCCATTGCTACTCCTCTTCTTTCTTTTGATTTGCTTCTGCTACCATTTGTTGCAATTTTTCATTTTCAACTGCTAAGTTAGCTAATTTGATATTAAGATTACCAATTTCAGCAGCAAGATTGCTGATGATTTTTTGTAGTTTTTCAGTATCCATTACTTATCCTCCTTATTTTCTGCTCCAATAATGTTAACTAATGACGGATCGATGCCATTCTCTTTACACAATGTTTTTTGTTCCCCGATGGCGGCTGCCATAAATTCCTGTTGACGTTTCTCGATAACCTTATCATCTTGCTCAGGCAAAATAGCCCTGCCATCATCAGAATAACCAATCGGCTCTGATAACCCCATCGTCCTAATGACAGGTGTGCTACCATCCCCCGTTAGGTATGTTTGCATTTCGGCAATTTCGTCGCCGTTAGCATTTTCGATTGTATCCGTAAGAACAATTGTTTTTTTCAAAGCCATATTATTTCCTCCTATTTTATAAATCGCGAACCTTGGACCCGGCAAACTCTCGGATTCCGCCTGAAGCAAAGGCAATCCCGGATGTCGGTGAAACTCGATTGGAAATCGCAGGTATCTTCCATTGCTGATACCAGTTGGACCACTGACACCACGTAAATCTCAGCTTGTTAGAAGCGCCACAAGAAATTTCCACATTTTCCATGTTCATAGTTCCCCACGGCTTTATGTCATCCCAACGAAACGCGATTCCTGATGATGATTTAGTATTTTCGTTGTAACCAACCTGTATCGACGGATAGTAATTACCACTGTTACCCCAGCGTATGTTCCTAATGTAAAATGGATCTTGACCTCCCGTATAGATTGTGCGTGCTTTGTCATTTTCCAATGTACACGTATCGTACCAGTGGAAGCCTGTGCCGACACCACCATACCCTGTTGCCGACCACCTCATCGCATTTGTCCACTCATAACCGCCGTCAAAGTTACCTTTAACAACCTTGCCTATCGAAATTTCATCCCCATTACCGCCGCTGCTACTTGGGCAGACTACCAATCCTAACCCGTTCGCGTTCGTGTTTGCCATATTTTCGCCGTAAGCTAGCCCGCCTGTCCAACGATAATCACCCGATTTTTTTTCTTGGCGCTTTATATGATACCCTCTACTGCCAAGATCAAATGCCCACTGATCCTTGTTAGCGGCTGTACCACCTTCAGCATGTATTCCTGACCCGTCTAATCTCATCCACGAATTGTTGCTACCCATCAGCTTGGCAATTTTAGCCGTCAGCGTGCCGGTGGTGATTTTAGATGCATCGATATTGATGACGTTGATTTTAGCCGCATCGATGGTGCCAGCCAACATCATGTCGGCCGTGATACCAGTTGCTTTTATCTTTTTCGCGAAAGTCGTCCCGTCAATCGCAACGTCGCCATTCAGCAGGATATGCTTTGAATCAATTTTAATCGCAGAGCTCGTCATGTCGATTTTCGAAATATCTGATCCACCGACGAGTTGGGCAACTTTTAATCCGATACCATCTGATGATTGCTTGATTGACGTCATGTTTGACTGAGTGTAATCATCTAGTTTGGTGAAGCTGGCATATGTCAGATGGACAGCGCTGGTAACCCCATTGTCTTTGACTGATATGCATGGCTTTACGCTTGTGATGCCATCTGGCACGGTTATGATGCCTTTAATCCACCCAGTAGTATTGCCTGCAACTTGACCAGATGGTCCCGTTTGCCAAGCAGCTTTTCCGTCTTTAGTGTACCTAAAGAGACCCCTAACGTTTATTGCGCGCCCGCCATGCACGCTGTAAAAGTTCGGGACTAACAATTCTACATAATACTTGTCACCAGGATTTACCTTGCAATCGACATTCCAGTACAGGTCATTGTTGTTAGGTGTACAAATGCACTTGGTATACCCATATGCACTGTAGCCGCTAACGTTGCTGATAACAGCTTTCGTTCTATAGTCATTGCACGTCCACTCCCCAACGTTTCCGTCTCCAAAACTCTTTTTGCCGATTAGCTGACTGCTTGAGTCAAGATTGTATTTCCACGCTTGTTGTTGAAAACCCGTTGCATCCTGTAACCAGCTTGAGTTCTGATTAATCTTAATCAACTTTTTCCAATCATCGGTGGCCTTTAAGCTATTGATCGTCGAGTTCTTAAGCGCATTCTCACGCGTCTGCGTTTCCGTTTTGGTATACACAGATGATGATAAAGCATAAGTACGCTTTACTTCTGCCTGATATGCAGTCAGTGTATCGGCCTGGTCCTGTATGCGCTTGTTAATGTCCCCATCCGACATACACCAGTCAGTAGCTTTAGTGCCTTTTTCGAGTTTTACGTGGCGGATAGCGATTTGACCAACAAAAGAGCTTGTAGTGCATAGCTGCAGAACGGTAGCCGCCGAGTCATTGGTCGGCTGTACCGGAGATGTGGCGATGGCAGACAAGCGGACAGCCTGTCCTACTTTAAGCGTGCACTCTCCACTCGTCCCGTAAGAGAACCAATCGCTTTTTCTACGAATTAGCAGCTCAGCCGTGGGCAATCTAGAAGAGCAGTTGAGCAACTTAACATCGATACTAACTGTATAGATTCCCGCTTCCGGTTGGCCCTTGGGCATATCGATGTACCAGTTGTTGCGGTTTTGTTTTGCTGTTTTCTGCGTGAAGACTGTCCAGCCGTTTTGGAAACTCATAGCGTCATACGAGTTGTGCCCTATCGCCGCGCTTTCCATTGAGCTATTGTCTAGCAAATTCGCGCCGCCGATTTGCAACCCGTCGATTTTGCCATTAAGCGCCTTGTACGCTTCTGTCGTACCATAGGCATCAGCAACTTTTTTGGCAAATCCGCTACCAAAATTACCGGTTGTCCCATTATAATCAAGCGCACTAATCAGATTGGTTGTTTGCTTTTTTGTTTGGTTAGTTTCGTTGCTATAGGCGGATACCAACGTGTTCAAATCGCCAGTTGTCCCATCCTTGCCAATCAGCTTCCTGATTGTAGTATCATAACCGGCTACTTTCGTATCAATTCCACTTGCCTTAACCACGCTGTTGGCAAAGCTTGTCGAATTCATAGTCGTTTCAATAGTGTCAGCTTTGGTCTTTACAGACTTGACATCGCTTGCGAGCGTGTCAACTTTATCCGCCGTCTGTTTAAATTGTGTCCCTGTTACATATCCGTTCAAATCGGTTTTGTTGGCTTTTTGGCTTAGCGTGGTCGATGTCTGTTGCTTAAAAGTGTTGTATTCACTGTCATCGACTTTAGAATCAACGAGGGATTCAATTCGGTTATTTTCAGCTTTAACGCTGATCAACCCGCCCCTTCCATCACTCAGTGCTGCTTCAACTGCACCCGCTCTAGCCGACATTGACGTAACCTTGCCATCAAGGGTAGCATAGGTAGCTTTTACGCCGCTGACATCTGACTTGATTTCCCCAATCGCTTTGCCGTTTTTTGTCACGGTTTTAGCAACGTCATCAACTTTAGCGCGCGTTTCACTTGCGCTGTTATTTGCTTCCGTTGCCTTTGCCGAAGCAGTATCCGCAGTTGCCTTTGCCACTCGAGCTGTTTCCGAGGCTTTAGTCACGGCTGTGGAAAAAGCCTGCTTCTCAGTCTGGTAAGTCTCGTTAGGAACGTACTTATCATCGATTTCCTTGAAATGCGCGTTGGTGTCTTTGATAACCTGATCTACTTGTCTTTTGACCGCAGTTGTATCAGCTGTCGAAACAACTAACTCCCAGTTTCCGTTTTTGTACTGATACATTTCAGTTTCGCCATTGCCTAAGTCTTTGTACCACAAATCGCCTTCGACGGCATGCAATGGTTGGCTAGCGCCATAGAAGTTGGTATTCTTACCGTTTGCCGACTGCAGGGCTGATTGCGAGTAATCTTTGGCCAATTGCACGGTGTCCTGCACTGCGCTGATTGTTGACGTGATGCTTGCTTTTTGGAAATCATCACCCAGCTCAATCGTGTTGTTCTGCGCATTGAGTAAATCGTGAGTAACCTTATATACACGCGTCAGATACTCTATTTTTAAATCATGCCTGATAATCGCAACAGTATCGCCCAAATTTAAGCTACCGACGTCTGTAACTGACGCTTTAAAAGAGACCTTAGGCCGTTTCAATTCTTGCAGCTTGTCATATGTGGCTTTCAGAAGCAGTGCGGGGTCGGTGATTGCGTCAAACTCTACTAAACCGATACGTGGTGCCCCATCAGAGAACCCGTATATAGCCGTAGCTGCCGGATCTTCCAGATATTCCTGCCTGGCCGGCTTATCGAGCGGGTCCCCTGCAGATTTCTTCCATACAACGTCGGCAAAGGTAATTTTCCGACTGTATCCATCAGGACTTCCATCAGTACCTTCGCTGACCTGCACACTGGACCCACGGCCTACAAGTGCAGTTACCAGAGTGTCACTAGACTGTTCGCATGTTACGCTGAGCAGCTTATCGCCGTACTCGTACCGCCGTCCGGTTCTGGATCCCATTTGAGTGTACAGGTTAACCATGCGTTTTTTAACTTGGTTGTCAATCGGGTCAAAAACAACGTCAAAAGTGACTTCAAGATCGAACAGATTGACCACGCTCTGCAAGCTGGCCAGGACGGTAGTGTAGTAGAAATTCGTACTCTGTGTACCGGTATCAGCAACATATCCGACAGAAAACCGTGTTGCCGACAAGATTTGCTGCAGCATTTCCTTGGCAGTACGATTCTGTGGTCGCATGTCCTTGATAAATGAGTATGATCCAAGTTCATCGTATGCAGATTCAACTGCAGTATAGCTAATCTTGTTGTCCTCCTGTGTTTCCGTCAAAATCTTGAAACACATGTACGTAGCGGCACCGGGGCGCTGTATAAGTACATACTGACACCCTGCACTCAATTTCTTGGCGACGACAAACTTCAGACTGCCGGCCGTATTGATTTGTTCCTCAAGCGTTGCACTGATGACATCGGACGAAACAATTCCAATCACATCCTGTTTTTTGTTCAGCTGATACAAAATCACAATTTTTTCACCTCGAATCTAATTACATATCCTCCACTTGCATTAAACGTCAGCTTAGTGTTGTGGTCAATCCTAAAATCAGCAAAGTTGCTGTTGAGAGAAACGCTTGACAATACCGTAGCGCCGTTGACCGTACATGTCAGGGATTTAAAGTCAATCACTATCTTTTTCCCGGCTGAAACTGATTGATTTAGCAGAAAATGCTTGCCTTGATTGCTAGTGACTTGAAATGTGGAAATTCCCTCCGCTGGCGTGAATTCAATCGCTGCTGGCAAATTTGCAAACCCAGTGTCATCATACTCGGATAAACTTACAGACGTCCCTGTTCCCGTTATAGTCTTCTCCGCAGAATAACAGTATGGATCGCTCAGCGTAATTTCGATGGTCCCTGTTGGGTGAAGAGTGGTATCGTCAAACGTGAGTGACGTTACAGTACCGGTATATCTATAGCCGTCATCGGCAAAGGAAACTTCCGTATTCTTGACGGACAGAAGCTTTTTAAGTTTCCCTGTTTTGTCAGACAGATCCGACAGGCTTGAAGCCTGCAGGAAAAAATTTACCGTCAGCTTCTTCGATTCAATGCGCGAACTCAGATATTTAGCACCATCACTGGCTAAATCAGTCGAATTGACCGCAGTTGTAAAATTACCACGACCTGAAACGGCAAGCGTGTCAAAGTCGGCTATTGCGGTATCAATGCATTGCCCACCATAGCTAAATGCTACCTGTGATCTCACACTCACCACTCCTTTCAGAATTTATATGCACGTTGGAACTGCGTCTTAGTACCCTGTGCTTTGGAAATGTCATCAACGAATGCCTGGAAATCACTGCTGCCAAGCGTCAGGTTTATCACAACCGGCGTAGTACCACCCGGGGCAGTACCTGTTTCAACGTTCCCGGAGGTGGCTAATGTAGCAACCGGATTAGCAGTCAGCGTATCAGCAATCGTACCACTCATGCCCAGCACGGTTGACTTAACGTTTTCAAATCCGTTTACCAATCCCCCGTTAAGCCCGGCCATGATTGCATTGCCGGCCGGAATCAGCAGTTTTTTATCATAGCTGATAGGGCCCTTATGTTTCTTAATCCACTTGGCAATACCTCTTACAAAGTGCTTGACACCTCCCCAAGCGGATTTGAGACCGCTCAGAAGACCGTTCATGATAGCTGCACCGGCATGCCATAAATTGATGTTCCGCAATCCGTTAAATGCAGACCTAACACCGCCCAAAACACCCTTGACGCCGCTAGATACGTTGGAGACGCCACGGCCGAATGCGCTAAATGCTGCCTTAGCGCCACTGACGGCTCCGCGTACACCGCCGGATACGCTGGAAACAACGCTGCCTAATCCATGCCATGCTCCTGATACTGCACTCCGCAAGGCATTACCGGCAGACTTCAAACTGTTCCATGCGATTTTCAAACCGTTGACTACACCCTTGACGCCTTCACCAGCGAGCTTTACACCATCCTTGATTCCGTTCCACGCAGTGCTGACAACGTTCTTCATCGTTTTAGCCGCACCGCCCAGACCACCGAACTGACCGACTAACTGACCAATAAACGAAGCAAGAGCTGTCAAAACCGGTGAAAATGCCTTAAAAGCTGCAACAACGACATTGACAATCGGCGTCAACACTTGAATGGCAACTTTAACGGCATTAACCGCAAACGTGATTGTGCTAAGAACGCCTTTGAAAACACCGCCAAGAAATGCACCCAGAATTTTAAAAGCCGGAGTCAGCGCGCCAGCGATTGTTTTAAGCAGCGGCTGGCATGCGTTCCATAAGCTGGTTACTGCTTTGATCAGCGGGCTGACTGCCGGCAATGCGACACTCGCAAATGTTTCAAACCCTGCCTGAACTGCCGGAAGTACAGCAGAAGCCAGTGATTTCAAGCCGCTGAAATCAAGATTGTTTATACACGTCTTAATCGTGTTTATTACGGGCGTCAATGCCTGCTGCACTTTGCTAATGCTGCCCGAAACGCTGCCGAAATCTATTTCAATGCCAAGATTCGAGAACATCCCTTGAAGTCCCTTTTTCAGTTCCGGAATGGCAGCCTGTATAAATGTCGAAAGAGCACTCGGCAACGTCGAAATCAAGCGGCCTAGCATTGGTACAAAATTGCCAAAGAAGAATGTTGATGTAGTCTTCGCCAGCGCGTTCAGCGACGGAGTTATGTCTAACTCGCCGTCAGATAGATTGCCAAGAACATCCTGAAACGAAGCCTTCATCGAGTTGAACGACCCCTGAAGCGTAGTTGATGCTTCCTTGGCCGTTGTACCCGTAATCTTAAGATGTTCCTGAACCGCATGGATTGCCTTGACAGTATCGCCAAAATCGCCGACAGTGTAGTGTTCACCGGTAAGCTTTTCAGCGTCCCGCATCAATCGCTCCATTTCGGATTTAGTACCACCATACTAGGTACGTATTCGCCATGATTCGCTACTTCATGACCGCCCGTTTAGGGCTGCTGCATGTCGCCATGCAGAATAGACTATCTTTTGTGCATATAATCTTGCACCCTAGCGCTTCGGATTCGCTTGAATCCTACTCTACTCCATTAAAAAAACACCCTTTCAGGTGTTTTCTCCGTTTCGATAGTCGTTACACTTTCAAGAATTATAAACCGAACGCTTACCGTTCTTATAAGAAAATTGATATCCCCTCGTTTTTCCACGCTGCCCAATTGTACCTTTTTCTAACATTAAAGAAATGTTTGAAATAGTACAACCGAAATATTCGGCAGCTGCTGATATACTCTCGAACTCAAGCTTTTCGATGACATCTAACCATGCTAAATGTCCGCCACCTCTTTTTTTTCGTTCTTCCTTATATCTAGTAACAACAACCGCTTCGCTTCTCACTCCGACGGTTTCAAAACGTGAGTTATTTTCTGAGTAAGTTGCCCACCTTAGATTGGATATAGAATTATTTTTTCTATTGCCATCAATGTGATCAACTGTTGCCTTTTTCTCCGGATTCGGAATAAAAGCTTCAGCTACTAATCGATGTATTGGCACCTTTTCAGATTTGTTGTTTTGATAAAGATCAACCATCAAATACCCGTTTCTTTTATTTGTAAACGAGTTTTTAATATGTTTTGTTTTATCATTTCTAACTTCACCGTTTTCATTAATTGAATAATTTGGATTTCTATCAATTTTCTTCCACACTTTGCAATCTCCCACGTATTTATATATTTTATTTTATCAAACAAATACGTAAAATTCCAGCAAAGTATCTAATTCTTGCTTAGCACGGTATTGTCTAAGCCACTAAACTTAGAGTTTCACCGTTTTCACTAGGTTTATACTCGGCTATGGTTTTTCTACCGAGTTTCAAGTTGTCCAACATTTCATAGTTTCCACGGGCAAGAGATTGATACGTTTCCTGAACTAGTTCCATGTCAGTGCCCATTTTATTCGCATTATCGCCCATGTCAGTCATTGCGGTATTGGCCAGTTTTGCGGCCTTTTTCGTGTTACCACCGCACGACGACACAAGGGACGCCGCAAAACTGGTTACGTTTTCCATGTATGAGTTAGCCGACACGCCGGTTGTCCGGTACGCTTCCTGCGCATACCGCTTAACCATACCTGCCGAGCTTTTGAAAAGCGTCTCTACACCACCGATTGACTGCTGCAGCTTGCCGCCTTCTTCAATCGAAGCTGCGATCGCCTTACCGATACCGGCAGCCGCGATTGCGGCAGAAGCGACTGCGGCTAACTTTTTGCCAAGGGTCAGTCCGCCGGTACGGCCGGCTGCATCGGCTGCGGGAACAACTTGATTTGTGATTCCGCCTGAAATTCCTTTAGCGGAAGGCACGATTTGCACATAAGCTTTGCCGAGCTCAATCGCCATCAGCTTCCACCCCTTTCAAAATTTTGTTGCGTGTTTCTTCAAACTCCTTGCCGCTTGCGAATGATATATTTTCAGTCTCAGGCTCTTGTGCGTTGCCTGTCAGCAAATCTACTACGCTTGCTGGTCTGTTCTTGCCGGTTTGCGCATCCTCTGTTTTTTGCCAGATGAGAATGCTTAACCTGTCTAGAATGCCCGCAGACAAAAGCGTATCAAGCGTATATCGCATGTCAGCCATTGCCATTTTTATGCGAGAATCGTCCCTTAAGCCATAGCAAAAAACAGCTACCCGGTATGCAGGTAGCTGTCTGTAATTGTAAATGCCATACGTTTCAGCCAGGTCGCATATCAGCGCATCCTCATCTGTGTTAATGGCAGCGGCAAGGAATACTATTTTTTTAAGGTGGCCTGAGTTGAGAAAATGTCTTGAAATTCAACCAACATCTTCTCGATATCAACAACCCCTTCTTCGTCTCTAACGTGGTTCTTAAGTTCATCGACTCGATCACCGAGTAACATCTTAAAGATTTTAGGCAAGACAAGCGGGTTATCGTCAACCTCTGCCAGCAACTCGACTAACTCATAGTTCTTCAAGATTTTTTCATCAAATTCGTACTCAAATCCTGTCTTTGTCTTGCCTTTAAGCATTATGATCACCTCCCGCCTTTGGTTTGACAATGTACTCGTAGTGCGTGTTTGAGTTGTCATCGGGGAAGCAGGTAACGGTGGTTTCATAGCCGACATCATCGCCGTCAACATACTTGATTTCGCCAATTTCGGTGACTTTCCCCTGCGGAATCACAATTCGCTTCAGCACATTGTCCCTCAACACCAGCTCAATGACAATCACGTGTTCTTTAAGCTCAGTTGAATTCGATTTAACGACTACCCCTGTGTCAAGCGTTCCTGTGACATTGGCATCACCATACACTTCCTTCAAAACGTCAACATTCAGCACTTCGGCCAAAGTGTATTTGAACGTATCCGTCTTTTCCTTCTGGACGGAGTTGATGATGTCACCGCCCCAAGCCTTGATATCATCAGTCTTGCGTTCATCCGAATTCTGAATGCCGTCATCTGACACGTATCCAAGGCACTTAAACGCTGCATTAAGCGCACTGGTTGCGTCAGTCGGCAATGCCGTCCCGGTCGGAGCGCTGTAAATGGCACCGCCGACTTTAGGTTTTGCATTCGTGACATATTTAACTGTTGTTGCCATTATATGACCTCCTTACAAATAGTTAATATCATATACCGCCTGATAGCGGTAATTCTTAGTTTCAGTATCAGTAAAATTGTAGCTGCCGTTAAGATGCGCACCACCGACGTTCTCAACCGTTGTCAGCCCGTCCATTGCTCGGATGACATCCTCATTGAGCTTCGCCGCATTATACAGTGATGTTCCGTACGATTGAATGGCAACCGTTGCCTTCTTCAAATGATTTGACTCACTACCGCCCGTTTTATCAAGCAGGACATACGGTACAGTAACGCCTGTTTTATGCTCCAAAAGCACGGGAACATCAAGCACACTGTCAAGATACTGTTTCAAAATGAGTTCAATCACGTGCCGCATTCACCGCCTTCAGAATCGTATTATGCTTCGCATTACTGCGTTTTGCCTTGATGGAATCGGCATATACCATAGTGTTTGCACGATTCTTGCCGACGTATACATCCTGTTCGTATCCATCGCCGCACCGTTCACGAATGATTTTAGCCTTAGCCTTAAGCCCTGACTGCATCTCGGACGATTTGAGCAGCTGTGCAACACCGGCACGATTTAGAACGAATTTAGAATTACTCATAGCGCTCTACCATCACTTTCTTATTCCACGTCAGCGGTATCAAGCTTTCGATGCCTTCCTGAGGAATGCCCACAGTTCGCCAGGTCTGACCAAAAAACTTGACCTGCCGATTGGCCCAGGTGTGCGAATCTCCTTTAGGTATGGCTAGCTCATACACGATCTTCTTGCCAGTCAAGCTCATCTCGGCAGTAACATCATCCGTTGACGCTGGCGCTACCAGAACGTTGTCAACCGCAATCTCTTCCTTGACCGTAACTGGCTGTCCGAACGGGTCTTCTGATTCCTCTGTCTCGTCAACGAGAATAACTGTAATTCCTTTAAGCATACGGGTCAATCACCCCGTATCTCTGACGTTTCAATCCCAGGCGCTTAAGCTCAGTGTCCTTGATAAACAATCCACCGCCAGGAACAAGGAATGAACCACTGTAGGAGTAGCCTAAAGCGCTCTCCGTCATCTGTGTCATCGGTTCCTGATCAGTTGACGTCATCAGCGTTCTCGCTACAACATCAACGGTCACAGACTTTAAAACGCTCGCATAAGCATCGCTGTCGGCCGCCAGTTCATCAAGATTTTTGCCTACTTTGTCCGCTTCGACACGCAGACTGTCAGAGACAATCTCCAACAGGCCTTCCGCACGCTCGCGTTCAGTCGGCTTTAATACGCGCCATAATTTTTCAAGATCTTCGATGGTTGCGAAGTTTGCCACCCTACCACCCCCTAAGCTAATCTATGGTGACTATTCTGCCGGTGCTTTGATACGTGCAAACGCCTTCGCGTCAAGCACGCCCCAACCGATAAACGACTCGGCACGAAGCAGTACTTCGTTGTTTGCCTTGAGGTCGCGACCCGTCTGATCAGGATCACCGTACTCGATGACCTCGAGCGGGATTTCTTCCGAGTAGCCCCACTTGAAGGCATTTTGGAAGTCGCCTGCAATGACATAATCGTTTTCAGACGTAGTGCCTTTTGTCGCAAGCGTCTTGTTGACATCAGACGTCATGCCGTAAAATGCATCAGGATTCTGACCAAAGCGGAATTCAGGATACTGAACCACACCGTTAACCTTAACCTGTGCCAGCGCCTGACCAGCTGCAGGGGAAAGTGCGAGCCCTGTTACGTCATAGTCGTTGGCAACAACCGTTTGAACGATTGCGTCAATCTGATCATCGATTTGTTTCTTAGCGTCAAAATCAACGCCCGTTACCAAACCGTCAAGAGAATTTGTCGCCTTGAATGAAGCATCAGTGAGCGATTTCGGTTCAAGACCATGGATTGCTGCCAAGTCAAAAGCAACCGCAATCTTTTTGGCAAATCCATCGCTAAAAGCTTGAAGGTAATCAATCTGTTTTTCTTCTGAGCAATACTTAAATTCATCCGAAATGCGTGCCTGATAAACAAACTTCGTGGGGCGAATAACCTTCGATTCAAGAGTTGCCTTGCCCGGCTTCTTTGTTTCGCCTTCGCCTACAATTTGTGCATTGCCTTCCAAATTAAAAACAAACTGTTGTGAGCCGTTGAATGGAATCGGTGTTTGTGCGCTGAGTTTTGCAAGGGTTGAGTAGCCCTTGACCTTCGACATCAATTCTGTGACAAGCTCCGGTGAAAAAGTTGTACCGCCTTTTAATGTGTCAACCATAATATCAATCTCCTTTTAAATTAATGTTCTGTAAGCTGGCGCGTCATCTGCGCCCAGCCTTTATCATCAACTGCTGGTTCTGTCGATTTCAACGGGGCAGCCGACTTAGGCTGCATGTATCCGGCCAGTGTTTCTGCATCGCGCTTCAGGCTGTCTTCATCATCACCTCGTAGCCGATTGGCAAACTCAAGTGGCAAACCACTCTGCAAAGCCACGCGGGTTTTCATTTTCTCCGTTTCATAACCGGAAATCTTGGCCTGCAGGTCTGCGATTTGCTTGTCAAACTCGCCTTTTTCCGATTTGGATGATTCGACCGTCGAATGCAGCTCAGCATTTTCAGTTTCAAGTTCCTCAACGCGTTCCCTGAGCTTGTCGTAATCGGCGTACTTCTCCTTCTGACGCGCCAAACGCTCTTTTACGATACGATCAAGTTCTTCCTGCGTTTCGATTGTTTTAAATTCAGACATATCACTGTCTCCTTTCTCCGCATTTCCCGTGCGTTCGGTAATATCAGCAAGCTAGTAGCTTACTTTCTGCTTTTTACGGGGCTTGAGGGTTGCACAAGCCCAGTGCGCCAGCAGCGCGCTGTCCATAACACTGATATCCATGTCATCAAACTGCGATCGGTACCCAAAACCGCCGCTTGAGCCAATGCTACGTTTATCACAGTTCGTTGTGATTCTGCTAAGCGTCGGCTGCCCTGCGTGGCACAGCGTTTTTTGATAAATCGCCTGTTCCCACATCGAGTTGGCTGTGATGATTTCCTTGACGGTCGGCAGTACCACATTTTTGACATGATAGTCCTTGAGTTCGTCAGCCAGGATCTTCTGACGACTAGCTCCATCAATCACGATTTGCTCCACATAAGCGGATTTTAGGAAATTAACGATCCACTGATTACCATTGCGAACTGATTGACAGTCGATGGTTTCAACAAACACCCGCTTATCTGCGGTATGCACCGCAATGCTCAACGCAGCGTTTGCCCCGTCTTGACCATATTTGACACCGGCAAAAAGTTTGCCTTGGAAAGTTGGCAAACTGTCAACTTTTAGCGCATCCCATTCAGCTGCTGCAATTGCAGATTTCTGATTGTACGATGGCCAAAAGCCTAAACGCTGAACGTTGTGGTCAAGCTTGTCTTCACCTAGTTCGGCTTCGATTTTGCGTTCGGTCAAGTGAAACCCAAGTGACGGATTTGAGTTGTACCATGCATCGATGTCGTCGATTTCCTTTTCCTCAGATACCGACCACTCCGCCCAGCCGGAATATTTTGCCTGGCCGAACAGACATGACTTGCGATATTTAACAAAAACAGTCCCGGAAGAAACAGGAGTTGGCGGTGTCCCGCACATGACTGTCATAGGATTGTTGCTGTCGGTCACCGTGTACTTGAGTGCCGATTCCTGTTCGGTCGTATACTCCTGCGCCTCGTCGATAACGAGAAAATCAAAGCCTTCGCCCAGTCCGCCATTGGATGTCCTCGTACGAAACTGGATAATTCCGCCCGTCTCATAAAGTTCGATGCGTTCCTGTCCCTTAGCTCTTATTGAGTTAAAATCATCGCCATCAGTCAAACCCATCTTTTCAAGATATTTCTTGACCTTCTCAAAAGATGAATGAGAAGTGCTGATTCTGTGCGCCGTATGCAGCATGTTAAGCCCGTGCTTAAGTCCCCACAGTTCAAGAATATAGATGATTTCCGTTTTACCGTTACGGCGGGGTATAGAAAAACCGAACTTCTGATGCACCCATAAGCCATCATCATCAACAGCCATGATTGACTTGACAAGATTTTTCTGCCACGGGTAGCTCTTCAGCCCGGTTTTTTCGTATATTGCGATTGCTTCATCCGACAAGGATCCAGTGTATGGTAGAATTACCGATTGAGTAGGATTCTGATTGCCTAGTCGTTTTTCAGCCATGGCCTTCTTCCTTTCAATCGTATTGCCCAGTTTAACGCCATATGACAGGGCAAAAAAAGAGTATAAAAATAGCGGTTAACTTAATTAACCGCCGAATACCATTTCGATTAAGCCAGCCACATCATAGTCATTTTTAGCCATGTTTGCACTTCTTAAACACGTTATGGAAAAATAAAAACACCCTTACGGATGCTTAGATTTTAATTTTTCTTGTTCTTCTCTACGCAGTTTTTCAACATAATCTTTCAACTCTTTTGCTCTTTCTTTTTGAAGACGCAGTTCTTCTTCGGTATAGTCATCGTAAGATTCTGAATCAATTCGTTCCTGATAATATTTTCGAGCCAATTCCTTACTTAACATAAAAATATCACCTCAATTTATAAATATATAAACCAGCCTCTTTTTTCACTAACTCTAAATCAGCACCACTGTTTATAAGAAACTCTCGCTGCTTTCTATATGCTTCATCAGCTATCAATTCAACGTAACCGCCATTACTTCCCCTGGGAACAATAATCGCCACATTGGGTACCTTTCCTATTACCGCCTTTGGCATAGCTGAAGTACTTAAAAACTTATTCAACCGCTTATTAAGTTTTTGGGGTAATCTATCATTTCTGTATACTATTATATCATCTTTCAGTTTAAATTTCGATAGGCCTTTATTTATAAAACCTGCATTTCTCAAAATGATTTCCTTTTCTTTTTCATCTTTTGGGAAATAACGACCTTCCAAAAATTCATTGATTTTGAAAAACAATTTCTTGCCATCATTATCTGTGCCATTATACGTATATTTATTAATCGACCTTATCTCTTCATCTTCCAAGTCTTTTTGCCATATTCTTGCCTCTTTCCTTAAAGACTCAACAGCCTTCGACGTAGGAATCGGATTATATCCCAATGACCTTGCCTCCGCTTCGGCTGCAGTCTGAATGCTGTCTTTTCTTCTAAAGCCATTATCGCCTTTTGATTTACGAATCCTTTCACGTTCGACTTTCGATTCGTTTCTCCACCCCTTAGTGTGTGCATTCTGCACGCCTCTTCCGTCCTCCGGAAAATATTCAACAATGCAGCGACAGTTATCATGACGGCGATAGATCTCTTGTTTAACTGGATAATTGTACGTTCCCGCCAGATTTGCACACCACTTGCAGCCGTTGCCAGCATATCTTCTGACGATTTTCGGCTGCAGACCTGCGCTGGCGTGGAATTCAACGTTTTTAGCAATTGTGTCATCAACAACGGACTGCGTGAAGTTAGCAATCGGACTGCCCATGACGAACTTGTCATTTTCAAAATCACCTTTGGACAGGCGCTCAATCAAGCCGTCAACCTTATCCTGATCAATGTCCGGTTTCAGTGCGGCTAGGGTCAGGCCCGCCTTCCTATTGAGAACTTTCTGCACACCAGCCGCCAGTTCGGACACCAGTTCATAATTGGTACCCAGCGTTTTCTGTAACAGCCGTTGAGCAATATTGTAGTACATTGTTCCGTTAGGCAATAATTCGTTTGTTACATGTTTTGTCAGGGCGTCAGAGAGCATGCAGCCGACCTCATATGCGTACTCGTAAGCGTCAGCATATGTAGCTGACTTATCCTCAAGCTTCTTCTGCACCTGTTTGACAATCCCGTTAGCAGCATATGACTTTTCAAATTCGTCACAGACCAGTTTCAGCAACTCCGGCAAGACATCATCAGTCATCGTTTACCACCTCTGACTGTGTAGTAATCTGCGGTTTGGTGTTTTCTGCGCCGTGAATGCCGGTCAAATCCCTGATGGTCTCGCCCGTCACAAATCCCGGAATCGCCTGGTTGAGTTTGATTACGCCATCGCCAATCAGCGTCAGCGTATTAGCATCGGCCTCGAATAACGGTTCCCACTTAACCTCAGTATCAACAAAACGGCTGCGTGCATAGTGGAACTGGTCCTGAAGACACACCGCCGTATATGCGCAATTCAACAGGCCACTGCCCAGTGACCGCTGCGCCTTACGTCCAGCCAATCTCAGATTCTCGTGACTGGCCTTTATTGCCTCAACTGAAGACGGATTATCAGACGCAAAGCCCAAATCATCAAGTGTCAATCCCATTTCTCCGGCAAAACCGGCAGCTGCGGTTTTCAGCTGCTCGGTAAACGGAGCCATGCTTGCGGTCGTGAACTGGCCGACAGTAGGACGGTCGCCATCATCATCCTTGTCAATCCTCAAAAGAGATGAAACCGTTGCTCTCCACGCATCCATCGGTTCAGCGTCAGGATCCATGCCAAGAATGTATTTCTGCGGATACGAATAAAATTCGGCCGTGACGTCGGCTCGCTCAAGCGTGCGTTTGGCGTAACGCTGATAATACATACCTGATCTGGTGATTCTTGACCGACCAAACGGTCTGACAGCGTCGGGCCTGTGAATGACCGGAACAAGCAGCGGCATACCAGCGGGATTGGCGATTGAATATGGTGAACCGCCTTTAGGGTAATACCACGTTTCAGTCGACGTGAAATATGCTTCCAGAAGCGGTGCCTCTGTATCAATATCTCGCTGAAGTACGGCATACCCTTCCGTTAGCAGACCCGTAATCGGGTCAATGACACCCGTGGCATTAGACGCTTCAATGACCTGCAGACGCACAGGATCAGCAGAATCAGAATCAGCAGAGACGTAGACAAAACAGCAGCTGCCAATCAATGCCGATAGAACTGCGCTGTCAAAAAACACATCGGGATTGTTCTGCTTAAAAATCTGATTTACTCCAAAATCATCATTTGCAAATTCTCTGAATACCAGTCTGTCTGCCAGAGCGTCAACACCTTTCGCATTCCACCCAAGTACCGCACGATACCGATCACGCACACTAGGCGGGATAGTCAGTCCGACGGGGGAATCATGATATTTAGCTGCATACTGCCTGTATCTCATCAGAACCCGTGGTCTGACGGTTGCCAGCTTGCGTTTCAGGTACCCCATACCCTTAAATTCACTCACTTTATCTACTCCTTTCATGTCGCACGAGAAAAAATGTACAGTGACGGCGGGAAAGCACGGACGGCCCGTGTAGGGGGTCTATACCCCCCTGTATCTGGACCAGTCCAGTGACTGCGGAAGATTCCTGTTGCCGATTACTTGAGGCTTCTTTTTAAATCCACTAGCATATAGCTTGTCCGATTTCTGACGGTTGCATTGCCAATGAGCCAGCTGCAGATTGTCCAGACTAGATGGATGACCACCCTTGCTAATCGGTACGATGTGATCAATGACAGGCGACAATGGATCCGGAGCTTTTAGCGTCTTGTCAACAGGCTTGCCGCAAATCCCACAGACGTTTTGTGTCAGTAATATTCTTCTCTTATTCTTCTCAAATGCAGTCCTGTGCTGTCCTTGTCTGTCAGCTCTGACCATGCTGTCACCTCCACTGGTGGTATATAAAAAGGCAAGGGATTAACTTGCACTCCAGGGGGATGCTTACCATCTTGGCATGGTATCCCCAAGGGGGTGTTAATCTCTTGCCTTTTTCGACGTTATCATAATAGCATGTATGCACGGTTACTTTGTATACACTCCAACTACACTCTTACTACACTTCAACTACACTACAACTGCACTCAAACTACACTGATTGACTGAACGCCCTGAATGTAAAGCTTGGTGACATAGCTGCAGCTATAGCTGACATCGTCCGCTATCTCTTCTAGAGACTGCAGGCCGATGAAGTATCGGTCCAAAACCAACGCCTGCTTCTGATTGCCGAGAGCGTCAATGCATCGTGTAATGTCTGTCCTGTCCTGACGTGCATACTTGAGAAGCGTGTTGATTTTATCTTCCAACTCTTCCCTTTGAATAAGCTTGTCTGTCAGCGTTATTTTGACTGATGATTTAGGTTCACTGCTCATGGCTGGGGACTTGAGCACGATAAGATCACTGTCAATCTGTGCCAGCTTGTCTTCCAACCGCTGAATTTTTTCCATCTTCTTTCGATACTGAAAAAGATATGCTTTATTTGTCTTGAAAATATCTTCCAAGTAATATCACTCCTTTTGAATGCGTCAGTCACGACCCGCCTTAATCATGGCAATTGCCGCAATCATTCCGAAACAACTGACCAGCTGAAAGCGTAATTCCACCATGACTGATTCCTTTATCAAAATCAGCGGTAGCATAAACAGAATAATCGATGCAATCAACAATATCTTGCCTGCTTTTGTCAGGAATTCCTTTCGCAGCTCTTCTTCTATAGCTCTGTCAATTCGGTCTAGCTTCTCAGCATATCTTCGTGCTGCTTCATTGTAATCATATTTATCCTGTCTCACTTTTTTCTCCTTTCTTTTATCAGTTCTATCGTAATGTGCACAATTGCATAAATTACCGAAATGACACTAAATTGAATCCATTCTTCTCGAGTCATATTTTCTGCACTCCTTTGCTTCTTCATACGTTTCTGCGAAAATATCCGGCTTGCATGGATAAAATTCTCCCTTAACTCCTTTGATGATGTAGTCGCCTTTTGCCGCAATCATCAATCCCTCAAGGGTCTCTATTTTTAAAATCGGGCTGTCTGTGTCAGCGTAATCAATCCGGACTGGATCTAATCCCAATTCTGATAATTTTAAAATTGATTCTTCAGTATCTGTGAACTGAACCGCCTCAACCACAACTGGTTTCTTTCTGTACTTCATTTTCGTCCTCCTAAACTCCGGCCATGCCACGCATGACTGTACTTTCTTCCAGGTCTTACCATCGACACTTTCTTCCTGCGTTTTCTGGCATCGGCCCGCATGATTTTGTCAATACTTGCCAACAAATCATGCTCTAATTTGGAGCTTGTAAGTCCGTAGTCTTTCGTGATGCGCACCTATGCGCCTCCTTCTCGGCTTCTTCAGGGCTGTTTGCTCTGATCAGCTTATTCGTAATCGTTCCGTCAACGTGGACGGTTACCAGGTACCACTTCACGACATCTTCTCCTTTCACTATCCCAGCAACGCCTTGCACAATACCCACATTGCCGCAAACCATAACAGCAACAACGCTGTTACCAGACAGCCTGCTTTATCCTTAGAATCCATATCCTATCAACCCCTATTCCTTTAAGTCAATTTTGTTTAAGTGTTTCATGATGATGTTTAATATTTTTCCGACTTCTTCAAAATCATAGGTTCTTAGACAATCCTCATCTACAGGCTCACAGATTTTCCAGTTATTCATACGTTCTCTTTCGATAAATATAGTATGGTCCTTATAATAGACTTCCAAACTTTCGAGAAGTCTTTCGTCGAATTTCTTATTGTATTCAAGCTGGCCATTGAGATCCATAGCTTCAACATAAAGACTTACGTATGTTGCTTTTAACTCAGCGATCATATTTTTAAAATTCGTATTCATTCCGCATACCTCTGTTCTTTTTTTTAGAATCCATATCCTACCAGTCCCTCCTTAACAATCTTGACCGCATCATCTGCCGATCGCGCGATACCATGGATAATGCCGTACCGGTTCAGCATTTTGTGAAAAGTGATTTGATCCGGTCTCGGTTTGCCTGTTGCCGTCTTGACTTCGATATAGAATATTTTTCCATCGCTGATCCGGAACCCGTACAAATCCGGATGACCAGGCGGTAATCCCGTATCGAACCATCTCCCATCTGCCATTCTGACTTTGCCGACGTTCGCTCGGAATACTCTGCATCCGTTTTTTGACAATGCAACTTGAATTTCGTTTTGAATTTTATGTTCTGGTGTCATAAAACTATCCTTTCGTAATGTCGTGCCCACAATTAGGCGGCCACTTATTTTTTTATGAAAATGCTGAATCCCTTGATGCACAAGGGATAAAGCTCAATTGGTCAAGTGGCCACCATGGTTTCAACTTTCCTATAGGGTCCTTTTATGCCTCTTTGTCTCTATACCCCTATATATATAATTATTATTATT